GTACATCTGTATAGGTCGATGCACTGAATTTATTCAATTTATTTAAGATAATTGTGTTAAGAATTGTATCATCAATACCAGCATCTGTATTCTTAAAGCGACTCTGGTATTTTTGATTTTGTACACTTGGCCCCTGGGCCACCTGCTGTTCAGTAGAAGGCGTATTCTTCCAACGATTATTTGGCGGTCCTTGTACTGGATGTTGTGTATGACCCTGTTGACGTGCTCGTGAGTGGTTTGCAGTATTTCCGGAAATACCACGCCTCCAATTTGGAACTGCTGGTTCATTCTCGTGGAGGAGATTATCGATTGCCCGCAACTTTGCTAAAACCTCCTGAGTCACTTGAGGTGCGCGATGTCTTAATGTAAGAATCGCCTGAATAGTCTCTTCGGTGCTTCTTGCAGAAGCCATCGCTAGTGTATACTTCATTTTATTTCTTTTAAATCATGCGCACGCGGTGCTTTATCAAATTTAACTCCTCTCGCCTGAAAAATGGATATCAGCTCTGAAATGGGATCAGATGAGTGGCTCAAGCCTTTTGGCTTTCAACTTCAAGAGACACGTACACTTTTTCTAAAAACAATACAAACTCTAAAAACAACGCCCGAGGCCATTCATGCAGCACAAGAACCTATTCATAATCTGCGTGAAACTGTACTCATTACAAATGTCGAAAAAATCAATCGACTTTTTTTTGAACTCAAGGGATTTGAAGAAAAACTCACTGAATTTCGGACACAGCCCAAGGAATGGGAGGCAGAGAGTCTTTCACAACTTGTATTTACACAGGAATGGTCGCGACCCCTAAACGAAGTACCTTTTCTTCTTCCTGCGCTCTCCATTTTCAAAATCTACATAGTTCCTTTTTTTGCAGTCTTGATTCCGCTGATTGCTTGGATTCTACCATTTATCATTCTCAGATTTTTCTTCAAGATTCCTATGCCATTTGATACATATTTGACGACATTATCATCAATGTGGCTCGGTGGAAAAGTCTGGTCAACAATGAATGTTGGAGAAAGAGCGCGTATTCTCTTTCAAACCTGTTGGACCGCCTTCGGCATGATTCAGGGTGTCATTCAACCCGTTCAGCAAGCATTTCATATGAAGAAGATAAATGACCAGATTCTTGAACGTGGCCAGTTCTTTCAAGCATATTCTGCAAAACTCAAAGAGTTTTTCATTACTTATACTGCAGTGACTGGAAAAACTACTGCGTGCCCTCATCTAGATGTCTGGCCAACTGAAGAGCCACGCCAACTCTATGCTTATGTTCGTGATCACCCAACAGATCTTTCATGGATTACTCATACACTAGCAAAACACGAAATTCAGTGGTGCCTTGCCGTTTGTCCTGAACTCTGTTTTACGAAACTCACTCGCACACGCGGTCCATCTTGTAAATTAGTCAACTTTTTCGATCCGAGTATACCGGTCGAGAAGCGGGTCACGTCGTCCTTCGTTTCTCGCGGACATACGGTCCTTACTGGACCAAATAAGGGCGGAAAATCCTCTATCTTACGAGCTCTTCTTCTGAATGTCTGGCTTTCTCAGACATATGGTGTTGCATTTGCTAGCGCGGCTACGCTAACTCCCTTCGCATGGATAGAATCGGGCCTTCGTCTTGTTGACCAACCTGGTGCACAGAGTCTTTTTGAACGTGAACTCTCCTTTGCATCCAAAGTTCTACGACGTAGCAATTTATCTGAACAAGGACTTCTTCTCTATGATGAACTTTTCCACAGCACAAATCCTCCCGATGGAACAAAAACTGCCAAGAGATTTTTAGATTCTTTATGGACATCTAACTCTGTGTTAAGCGTTGTAAGTACACATGTATTTGAACTTGTAGAGGCTTCACCAAAACACATACAGCGTCTCTGTGTCCCCGCAAGTCTTTCGGATACTGGTATTCGTTTTTCGTTTACACTTGTACCCGGTATTTGTAAAGTAAGCAGCGTCGAGCAACTCTATAAGAAATTTGGCTTTCCTGCTAGTCCGAAGGACAATTCAAAGGACAATCCGAAGGACAACTCTTGAACTTTCCGCGGATAAACTGAGCACCTTAAGTTAAGATTCCTTAGCAGAATAATGAACTCTAGCGGATTTACGGAATCTCTTACGATTGGTATTACGCTCACACTCGTCTTCGGTGCTGTCTGTTTCTATCTCTACAGCCGTCTAGTCCAAAATGAAAAGAGAGTTTCACTCATTGAGAGCATCCTCCTTGACGTAAAGATGTCAATGGAGATGGTCGGTCAGGGACATAATAGCCATGGTCACGATGATGAAGCCGCTGTTGAACAGGTTGAGGCCATCTCTGCACCTGAGCCGCTCAGCCAGACTGATGTAGATAGTTCTGAGGAAGAACTCTACAAGGATGTTCTCCAGCAGGCCGAGCGTCAACCTGAGATGAAGGCATTCGAGATCACGGATTCCAAGATCAGCCAGAAGGCTGAGTCGGTCCAGGTTACCAAGGTTACTCCGACCTATGAATCTATGTCAGTCAAGGAACTAAAGGATCTTGCCAAGAAGCGCTCTCTCAAGGTGCCCAGTGGAGCGGGTCGCAAGGAACTAACAGAGGCTCTTCGTAAGGGCGATGTACCCACCTCCGTGGCTTCAGTGCCCGAGGGAGCACCCCCTGCTGTTGAGGGTGCTCTTCTTGAGGAGGAAGCCGAACTCACATCTTAAGAAGATATAGATGGACGCAAAACTCTTCCGCCTTCCAACGGAACCGACCTATTATACAAATCTTTCTGAAAGTCAATCGAAGCAGGCTTTTGTTCAACGACTCACACCAAAGGGTGTCTATGCGATTGCACCTGTACCTGATGCACGTTTCCCCGGTTGGGCAGCACCTATGCAGGACGCTGCCGTATTAACTGACTACAGAACTCACTGCAGTGGAAATATTCCTGCTGGAATGCAGTATTCTGTCCATCTCTGGTCACAGCGTAACACAGATGCAATTATCAATCTATCACGTGAGCGTCAGAGTATTAATACTGGAGCCAACCTAGGTTTCGATAATACAATTGTTCCTCCTGCCGCAAGTGTGGTCCAGTGCGATGCTTTTGGTTGCTCAGGATATCAGACAAACCTCCGAAATGGAATTGGCCAAGAGCGCCAGGAGCATTTACCACCTCTCTTTGGAACCTTTAATACAAATGTGCCGCAGCAGACTCAGGAACTTCCTCCAATCACTCGTCGCTTCGAAGGGGGTCGTAATTCGGCTCGTGGTCGCTCCTTTGAGACACTTGGTACAACTGGTGTAGGCTCTACGAATATCAAGGGCACTTTTATACGTGCTGCTTAAGCAATCACTAAATACTAAAACAGAATGAACAAGGGTACACTCTGTTTTGATATTGGCATTAAGAATCTTGCTTGGTGTATCACCACCGTAACAGGTGAGCAGATTACCATCAACGGCTGGGGAAACTATAATTTACTTGAGGAGCGTGCATCAGATGAGGCTGGTGTAAAAGCCCCGTCATGTGCCTCCTGTAGTGCAAAGGCTAGATTCAGTTCAGCAGTTGGTCTTTCCTGTGCACGCCATGTACCTGCCTCTGCTCCTCTTTTGAAGGATGCAAGTGGCAATCTATTTACAAAGATTCCTGGGGCTCCGCAACTTCGTGCGATTCTCACTGAAAAGGGAGTTAAGCCGATGCCGAAGACAAAAGATGCCATGGTGGCCGCAGTTCAGGCGTTTGCTTCACTACCGGTCGTGAAGGTCAAAGTGCCTCATGCGGCCGCAATTGATGTTGCACAGATTCATGATGCAATTCGGACATTTGTTACAAAGGAACTCAAGCCATTTTTTCCCCAACTTGGAGAGGTTCGTCTGGAAAATCAGCCTGTTCTGAAAAATCCGGTGATGAAAACGGTTCAGATGCTTCTCTATGCGACTCTACGGGATGCCTTTCTCAATTCTGGTCATCCGACGATTCCTTTCAAACTAGTTCACGCGGGTATGAAGGTCAAGGGAAAGGCAACGGGAACGGCGGGATATGCGGATCGTAAAAAGGGTTCAGAGGACCGCACGGAGGCTGCGCTTGCTAAGGCAACAGTTGTCCGAGGAGCGGAATGGCTTACCTTTTTTAAGGGAAATAAGAAGCGTTCGGATCTTGCCGATGCTTTTTGCATGTGTCTTGATTCGATGCCCGCCGTGGCACCAGCCGCGGTAAAGCCTGCTTAAAAAGTCCTTGGAAATTCAAAAGAAGGAATGGCAACCATTCATCAAATGGAAGAGATATCTCGGCAAATGGGGGCCCCCGATTTAGG